CACAGAAAATCACTTTTCAATTTCTTTTCTAAGTTCTATATCATAACTAAGAAGTTCCGCACAAACACTCACAAACAGTCTGTCCAACTCTTCATTAGTTTTTACATATGTCATAGTGTCAAGAGTTCCCTTTAAGTTATCCCTGATTTCCAATAATTTTCTGTTCATCCCACTTTAACCTTTCCTGTGTTATAAATCTGTCCCAATTTCCAACAGATGCCAAAAGATACATGTATTCCAACGAAAGACCGATTTCATACGTTGATTCTCGTAGCACAATATTTGAACGAATTTCAATTCGATGTTCTGATGAATCATCTGTATAGTAAGTTCCATAGTCACTGTCATTGTACACTGATTCCAACTTACCCGAATTACGGAATACGAAACCAACATTGAAGTTTTCGATTGTTCCCATTTCTCTCGCTCCTGCTTTCTTGGGTACTCCTGCGATTGTAATTTTAAATGTCCCGTCTTGTCTAGTGTATGCATACTTTTTCGCTCCTAATGTTTTAAATTGTTTATATGTTTCTTCATATTCATATACACCTAAGTAGTGTGTAATGCCTTTTTTGTCATCGGCATATCCTTTATTCGATATGCTGAGTTCTTTTAGACCCTGATTGTATTCCTCTATCCTTGCCACAATTCTTTTATAATCATCACGAACAAGGAACTTGACAGAATCAGTGTCACAATATACAAAATTATCTCCAACAATGTTTATCATTTCTTTCAATTTTAATCTAGCCCATGCAGTCACCCAACAGCCCCACGCATATAACAGGAATGCTTTCTTGTTGTATTTTTCCAACTTTTCACCGATATCAACTATATCTTCTAGTGTAAAAGCTTGGTCTGGTTCATCCATATAGATAACATCTGGTTTCACTGGATTCTGAGCGCACATACCATATAATGAGTTGATAAGTTCCTTACTTCTCATGTAGTTTAATTCCTGACCATCAACATTCTTGAGTGATGTTTTTTTATGAAACAAGTCAATGACTAAATCACGAAATGCTTGCGGTAAATATCCATATTTCGCAATATATACCTGACTAATTTCAACCTCTCCAACATACTCACTCTTAACTATTTTCCAGTCTATATCGTTGAATACATATACAGCCTTGTTAGCACTCAATATTCTACCATTATCAACAACCTGACCTGATATCTCAATAGCCTTATCGAGACTCAAGTAAGGTGCGCCATAGTAAATATCTCTCTGTTGTAAGTTGGTTATTGTAAATACAGCTATAAAACAACAGTCTCTTATCTGGCACTTCTTTTCTAGTTCACCAATATCTGTTATCATTCTAGGAGTGAAAGCACTCATTGGAAAACGATAGTTCAACATAACATCTGGATAACTGCTCGCCCTGTCATAACTAGCCACATTCTCAAGAATCTTGTTTACATGATATCTGTTTGCGTGTGTGTCACCACCACGGAACTCAAGTCTCAACAGCTTATACACATCAACATCACACATCATAGCTTGTAATTGATTATGATTGAACTTACGCATTGCTTCTTTAGCGAGTCTTCTAACATAACCTGTAGAAGTTAACGGTAAAGAATACAAAGTGTCATTTTCCATTCTCATTCGCACTCGCATAGCTTCTAGTAGACCAACAACGTCATTACAACAGTACTGCAATTCTTCTGTTGTCATTTCAGTCCACGGGTAACGCTTCTTTGAATAGTCAAATTCAACACCACTAAGCTTTTGGTGAACAACACCCATATCCCTAGTGAAAGCGTCCAGACTCTTGTTGGTCTGTATATAAGAACATCGAAACTGTGCCCCGTCAATATCGGCTCTGACAACCTTTCTGGATTTTAGGGCAAATATTTTGTCTTTTCGGAAAGGCAACCAGTGACGCATGAATTGGAATTCATAACTGAGGTTATGTACCCAAACCAAAACCGTAATCCCCTCATGGTAAAAACTATCAAGTAACTTAGTGAATTGTTCCCATGTTCTACCAAAACAGTACCATATATTCTCGTTTCTTAAATCCATGACAGCAAATTGCCATATATACATAATACTCTGTTCAACATCATCAAGATAAGTTGTTTCAATATCGAAAGCACACATGCAGTTGCGGAATAATGTCTTATCTGCTTTCTTTCTTTTACTGTAGTTTCTGGCAATTGGTATACTTTTGATAATGTCAGAAACGCACTCTCTTGGGATTTCTTTTACGGAATTCTGATTCATACTCACGATATCTCTCCAATATTTTTTGTGCAGGTTCATCAGTGTGCTCAAGGTAGATATCGGCGGCTTTATCGCTGTCGTATATGATATCTTCGGAATGTGTTCTTACAAGATTCATAAAATCATAGAACTTTGATGCTTGTCTCCAATTCTTGAACTGATTAGTTCCAAACGTAATATTTAGACTTTCAACTGCCGCCTTACGCTGTCGTTTTCTCTCAGCTATCACAAATGTCTTGTTCTTCAATGCCGCTTCTACTTCACGAATTGCCATTTCCAAGTTACGTTTAGACTTAATCTTTGAAACAACTGGAATTCTAGGTTCAATATAAGCCCTCGCCGCTTCTACGTCTTTCGCATAAGCACTTTTAGAAACTTTTGCTATTTGACCTGTAAGTTTCTTTCTCAACTCTCTGTATTTGACCTCTAGTTGTATTCTACTTGCAGATTTCTTTGCCATATTTTCCACACTCCTTTCCTATTAAAGAGAGTATCACATTCTCTCTCAATACTATCATTAATGCATTACTTCTTGAAGTACCCAGTTTAGAAGCAAGTTCATCAAGGTTTTTCAAGATATCCTCTTGAAAATTAACACTCACTGTTTTCATAGTTTTCTCCTTTCATTCTTGAAATGTTTCACGTGAAACATTAGTCATCGTGAAGTCCGTCTATGACGAACCCTACAATTAGACCAACACATAACCCTAACAAGAATAGGCTCATTCTCTCACCTCAATAGTTATCTTTTCAATGTTGTCTCCCATAATGGCAGTTACTACCGAACAACCCGCATATAAGAATACCCAGTACTGGCTGTCATCCACGCAAGGTTTTTTAACTTCGAATCTAACTTTTTCTGTCAGACCTAAGCTAAAGTTGTTAGTCAGCATAACGTTATTGATATAGACAAACATTTTACTTCCTTTTTCAATTTCATCGGCTAACCTTTCCAGTGTCTCAACTATTTCTTTCTTAGTCATTGTTAAAACTCCTTTCATATAAGTAGTTATCTATTGGAACACTTATATAATACCACATATATTGTTGAATGTCAATAATCAAAATGAAAAAATTATTGAAAACATGAAAATATTATGTTACTATAATAATGTCCTTGAGAGAAACACTTTCACAGGGCAGAAGTCCAAAACAATTATAATATAAGAAAGGAGATTCCGGTACAATGGTAAGAACAATTACAACTACAGTTATGACACTGAGCATTAAAGAAAAAGACAGTGATGACATTAAGCTTGTAACAAAGGAATTCATCGGAACGGGTTGGACGCAGGTAAAAATGTATAATAATATGAAAAAAGATGTTGAACTCGTCCCCGCAGGAGCAACTGTTGAAAACATCACTACAGAAACAAAGTTCAACACTTACAAGCTTTCTGACGAGGGTTTTGTAAGAGCCGCTATTGCAGAGATGTACAGCATAGTGGATGAACCAGAGATTCCAGACGACATGAAACCAGTCGTAACAGAGTAACAGTAAAAACCTTTTATATCTTGTATTGCCATACTTTTCGAATCACTTACAACTGAATATAGAACTATAGCGTGAAACATTAAAGGAGAACAATGGATATGAATATTATTAAAACAAATATCAAAGACAATGAGTGGGACATGAATCTGAGTTATGACATGTTTGAGTCCCCGGACAGATTACGTGGTGCTGATTTGAAAGGAAAACAGGTTCACATTGACAAATTCTGTTTATATGAAGAAGAAAACGCAGATGGTGAACTGGTAAAAGTTCTTACCGTATCTACCAACGAAGGTCATGTTTTTGCAACAACTTCAGCGGCATTTGTTCGCACATTCGACAGAATTATGGAACTCGCAAAACGTTGCAACGTTGTAGATGTGTGTATCGAAATCGTTGCAGAACGTAGCAAGAACAACCGGGAGTACATCACCGCAAAATATGTCAAAGAATAAATCCAAGAGCCTGTACACGATGCACGGTTATCTGGACGTTGAGGGGATAGTCAAAAAAGGCTATCCCTTTAACTTTATATGGGGTGGACGTGGCACGGGTAAGACATATGGTGGTCTGAAATATGTCGTGGAGCACAACAAGACTTTCATGTATTCTAGAACAAAACAAACTCAACTCGACAAGATTAAGAACGTTGAGTTGTCCCCATTCAAACCGTTAAATGCAGATAATGATTGGAATATACAGCCATTCCCTGTAGATGATATTGCAGGATTCTACCACGCAGAACTTAATGAGAAAGACCGACTTGTGCCAGTTGGTTCACCTGTTGGTTATGCGTCAGCTATCACCACACTAGCGAATTTACGTGGATTTTCCGCTGAGGATGTGTCTGTGTGGATATGGGACGAGTTCATTCCGCAGAAAGGTGACCGTGTTCCGAAAGGAATTGCAACGTCTTTTCTTCACGGCTATGAAACTATGAATCGAAATAGGGAGTTGAAAGGACTGCCGCCGCTACAGGTGTTGTGCTTTTCGAACTCAGATAATGTAGGCTGTGAGTTGTTCGCCAGTCTGGGACTGATAAGAAAAGTTGCGGATATGTCACGGAAACATCAGGAAACTGCGTTCTTACGTGATAGAGGTATTGCGTTATATAATTTATGTAACAGTCCTATTTCTAGAGCAAAACAGAATACGGCTCTCTATAAGATGGTAGGTAAGGACAGCGGATTTTCTCAAATGGCACTTGGAAATGAGTTCTATAACACCGACTATTCAGATGTGAGGACGCAAAACCTGTCGGAATATCTTCCATTGGTTTTTTTCGAGGAAATAGCCATTTACGAACACAAGTCCTCAGATATGCTTTATGTGTGCAAACACAAACAGGGTACACCAATTCGAACATTTACAGGCATAAATGAAAAGAACATCAAAGCATTTAAACGCTATTATGCATGGATATGGAACATCAACTACCTCGAAGATAAAATCTATTTTGAAGATATTGAATCGAAATTTCTTCTTGACAGTTACTTCCATATGTAATATACTGTATGTGTAGGGAAAACAAAAGTCCGTAGCACAAGGACACACAGCGGAACTGTGGTGCGTGGGTTCGTCCAACTCAAGAATCGGACTTCCCTACTTTAACTGACAGCACATAGTTCCGAAAGAAAGTGGGTGAATGAATGGACTTAAATACAATCAGCACTATTTTTGCAAACCTTGGTGTGCCAGTATCTTGCCTCGCTGTGACGTTCTACCTTTGGTATCAGGAAATGCAGTCACACAAAGAAGAGGTAAACAAACTACAGGACGCACTCAACAACAACACACTGGTATTGCAGAAACTTCTTGACCGAATGGGAGAGGGGGATGCACATTGAACATATCAGCAGAAATCATTGCAAAAACAGCGGAACACACAAAAGGTTATATGCTTCATCCTCACACAGATGTGTATGGGGAAATGAAAGTAGATACCAAAAACCTTGACTTGATGTTACGTGACGCGCCAACATATGACAGCAATGTGATTGCATCCATGCCAAAAGGTAGTACATTTTTCGGATATGGTTTCACAGATTCCACCCTCAAATGGGTGTTAGGACAGTATACCATGCCAGATGGAAAAATGATTGCAGGATTTGCACACATTGACTATCTGATTAAAATCAAAAATTAAAACTAAAAGGAGAAACAAAGCTATGACAATGAATGACATTATCGCATTAGCTGGGGCAGGCTTTACGAAAGCCGACATTATGTCGCTTATGAACAGTCAGACTACAGTGCCGTATCAGACACCAGCACCAGCACCAGCACCAGCACCAGCACCAGCACCAGCACCAGCACCAGCACCAGTGGTACAGCCAAACATGGGAATGCCGCCAGTTCCAATGGGAGTGATGTCACAGCAGACAGTCACACCACCAGAATTATTACAGGCACAGCTCACAAGTCCGGCAATGGCTGGACAGGCTCAGAGCCAGATGTTAGACTATGCTTTTCAGCAGGGGAATTATAGTGGGATGCCGGCACAGAGTGTTGTGAACAGACAGTTCCCAAACAATGACCAGTTGACAAATTCCATTAATGCACTGACTAGAGCGGTTCAGGCGAACGGAATTTCACAGAATCTTATGGGGGATAATCACGTACCGACTGTTGATGAAATGACAGCGGCTATTATTAATCCACCGGAAATTATGACAAGGGGGTAATAGAATATGGCTTCATCTGCTTTTATTAACGCTGAAAAGCCGTCAATTGGAAATTTTAGTTCAATTGATACGTTAAATGCTATTATTTCACAGGCTACAGGTAAAACTGCTATAAGTGTTATTACTGATAATTTTGTTTCTGCCGCTACCACAGCGTTAGGAATTGCACCGGATGATTTACTTAATGCTATTTCGCAGGTTATCTCGCGTACTATTTTTTCTATACGTCCATACAACAGAAAGTTTGCCGGACTTTTTGTAGATAACATGAAATGGGGAAATCATGTTAGAAAGATTAACATTGGTGACAAAAATTGGGAACAGAATGTTTCATATGATTTAACCGATGGACAGAGTATTGATGCTGACATTGTGAGCAAACCAGACATTTTACAGACCAACTTTTATGGTCAGTGCGTGTACAGTAAGCACTACACCATTTTCCGTGACCAGCTAAATATTGCATTACAGAACGAAGAAGAGTTTGAGAGATTTTATACCATGCTCGTTCAGAACACTATGGATATGATTGAACAGTGTCATGAAAATACAGCAAGGGCAACTATTGCTAACTTAATTGGTGGCAAAATAGTAGGTGATACATCTAATGTTATTCACCTTGTCACAGAATACAACGACGTGACAGGTCTTACACTCGACAGTAAAACAGTTAAGAAACCAGAAAATTTTGTTCCATTTTACAAATGGGCATTTTCCAGAATTAAAACTATCTCAGGTCTTATGACAGAGAGAAGTTTACAGTATCATATCAATATCACAGGCCACAATATTATGCGTCACACTCCTGTCCAGAATCAGAGGTTATATTTATATACACCGGAAATGAACAATGTGGAAAGCACTATATTTTCCAGTGTATTTAACGAACAGTATCTTAAAATGATGGACTATGAGGGTGTAAATTTCTGGCAGTCAATACAGACTCCTATGGGAATTAACGTGAAAGCCAGATATATGCTTTCTACTGGTGTTATTACCTCAGATAGTAAAGGTACAGCAACATCTAACATTTTAGGAGTCCTCATGGATGAAGAAGCGGCAGGAGTCACTACCTATGGTGCAAGAACCGCCGTTACTCCTTACAATGCAAGGGGTGAGTACACTAATGTTTGGTGGCACTTCAACGATCGGTATTGGAATGACTTCACGGAAAATGCAGTTGTTTTCCTGTTAGATTGATATTTTTGGTTTCACGTGGGGCATTACTATAATGTTTCACGTGAAACATTTTCTGAGGTGATGTTATGAGTTTTGAAGTTAAATTATACAGAGTCAAGAAAAGGAAAAACAGCACTTTCATTCCAGACGGTGAAGCAGGAAGAACCTTGAATTGTGTAGTAAAAGAGGGAACAGGGGTGATGACTCCTGTTATTACAATTGCTAATTCAGAGGAGACTTTCAATCCGTCCTTGTACAACATGGCATATATTGAAGTATTTTCAAGGTGGTACTGGATTACTGACTGGAAAAATGAAGATAATATGTGGACTTGTTTTCTTCGGGTTGATGTTCTGGCAACATATAAGACGGAAATAGCTGACTATAATTATTATATTTTGCGTTCATCAACTTCTTTTGACGGTGATATTATGGATACTTATTATCCGTATAAACCACAGGTTAATCGACATATTTCAACAGGAGAACCATTATGGCAATTGGAAAGTGGTCTTGATACAGCAGGAACGTTTGTGGTGAGTATTGTTAATAAATACGGTATCTCAAATTTTTATGCATTCACACCGCCTCAGTTTAAAGCATTTGCACAGGCAGTATTCGCAAATATCACTTGGATGTTAGGTGATGGGATTAGTGGAATAACAGATAATTTTGCTAAATTGTGTGTTAATCCAGCTCAATATATAACATCTGTTCATTGGTTGCCATTTTCAATAGGCGGAACTGATATGGTTGGAATGACAATAGGTTGGTGGGACATTGAATTGCCGTCTGGTCTTAAAAAACTTGATGATTCATTATTCAAACGTTTCACGAGTAGCGTTACCCCTGTAGTTCATCCTCAAAGTGCGACGAGAGGTAACTATCTTAATTCAAGTCCTTATAGAAACTTGAGAATATGGATTCCAGCTTTCGGTGTAATGACAATAGACAGTGCCAAAGTTCCAAGTGGCAACGCGATTAATATTACAGCATGGGTAGACCCTAGAACAGGTTATGCAATGTGTACCGCTACTACACCTTTGGATACTGGTGATGTGAATGAATTATTAGGGGTGTTGTATACTAATGTTGCTGTCAATTATCAAGTGAGTGATATTAAAACTAATTATACCGCGATAGCAGATAAAGCTACATCTGCTCTTGGAAGTCTGGCAAGTTCTGTACTGAATCCTATCAGCGGAATAAGCGGCTTTATCAAAAATGGAATTGGTGCTATACAGGCTACAGGTTCAGCAGAGGTTAGCACACGCGGAACTATAGGTAGTACAATCGGATTAACGTCTGGTATTTATTGTTACTCAGATTGTCAGTTATTAGTTGACGAGGACAGAGCAGACAATGGAAGACCTTATTGTAAAAACGGAAAATTTAGTACCCTAGGAAACGGTTTTTACACTGTTGAAAACGGTTCTACTCCTCTGAATGGGGCATATGAAGCTGAAATTGATGAGGTTAAGAATTTTCTGGAAAGTGGGGTGTATTATGCGTAGTTATTATAATGATAATGGAAATATGTTGCTTTTTTATATTCTTGGAAAACAACAGGGTGGTACTGTTCCTCCTATCATACCCGCAGGTGAATGGAAAACTGTAGTTACTGATACATCGGCAGGTTATCTTAACGATGCTGACATGAAGAATAACGCTTCAATTATCTGGGATTATTTTCGTCAAAAACTCGGATGGAATGTGAACAGCGTTGCGGCACTCCTTGGAAATATGCAGGGTGAAAGTACACTGAACCCGGGTCTTATTGAAGTTGGTGGCGGTACTACATCAGCAGGGGCAGGACATGGACTGGTACAGTGGACACCGGCAACTGACCTCTATAAAGTTCTTGACGTTCTGTATGGGGGACATGAAGATTGGTATGACGGAAACAAACAGCTTGGGGTAATCTATGCTGAGTATCAAGAGAGTGTGGGTGAAGCACACAGAGGGATTGAACCGCAGTGGTATAAGACCACTAAATATCCATGCGATTTCAGACAGTGGGCTTTTAATCAGCTTAATTATGATTTGGAAAAATTAACCTATGCTTTCGCGGCAAATTATTTGCGTCCGGCTGTAGTGGAACAGCCGCGGCGAGTTGAGTACACGCGAAAGTGGCTTGAATATTTTTTAAAGGGGTGATATGATGAATGTTTTTAGTACAAATGTACCTGTTAGTTATGACATGATTAACTTGTATACTTCCAGTTATTCACCGTCTACATTGCACTGCAAGAACACTCAGTTATATTCCTATTTTCTGAGATATCTACTGCAAAAATGTATGTCAGTATTCAAGTGGGAGTTACCGGAAGAGTGGGACAAGAATTATTTTCTGTATACTCTGTACTGTTGGGGGTTCTTGTGTGTTTTTCACACTGACAAATACGGTGTGATTCCACAGGCGTGTGGTATACAAGGTTACAATGTCTTTTATCAGCCAACACAAGTTAATATCGCAAACCCATTGTTAGTAGGTATTAACATAAGAACCATAAACAAAGATTGCGTGATTATAAGATTACAGCCAGATTGGCGTGGTGTGATGGACATATGCTCTTACTACGCTGATAATATGGCACTGACAGCGGAAACGTGTGAAATTAATATTGCTAACAGCAAATTGACATATATGTTTGGTGTAGATGGGAAAACACAAGCTGAGTCGTTAAAGAAAACTTTTGACGATGTAATGAAAGGAAATGCAGCAGTATATTATGGAAACAATCTGAGAAGAAGAGATTCCATGGGGAATACTACAGACCCGTGGACAACGTTTGCAAATAAGTTGCGAGAAAATTTCATTGCACCAGATTTACAGGACACTCTTAGACGGTGGGAAGAAATGTTCTGTAATGATGTTGGTATTCCAAACGTGAGGTCAGACAAGAAAGAACGATTGATTACTGTTGAAGCTGAGAGTAATAATTTTGAGACACAGAGTAAATGTGATTTGTGGCTTGAAGAATTACAGAAAAGCTGTATAAAAATTAATGCTATGTTTGGTGATAAACTGAGTAGTGCTGTGTGGGTTGACTGGAGGAAAGGTAGGGAAGATGGTTAAGATAACGATTGCTTTTCTGGTTGCGGTTGCTATTATTGTGTGGGCAGACTGGACAAAATAGAAAGTAGGTGAGAATATGAGTGCTTATGTTTCTGTAATAGGGTTGCTTAACTGGGATGAAAATATCATTGACAATACGTTTCTTGATGCATTCATAGCGTTGTTCAAGACCGAAACAATAGCAATGAATATGTTGGAACGTTTGGAAGATTTGCTTGTGTATGAGTGTGGGGAATTGGAAGTCACATTACCTAACCCAACATTCTTCAAAAAGATTGTCAAAAGTTGGGCAGACAATCAGACAGGAGTGTGGAAAGCGTACTACTCCGCACAACAGGCTGTAGAGGTAGATGTGAGTAACATTTTACTGGGAAGTACACAGGAAGTGTTGACAGGAAAAGACGGAGCTTCAAGTACTAGAGCATTAGAGCGTGGTGGTAATACTTCGATACAGCATACCGGCAATAACGTTGTTGACACCTCAGTATTTGGATTCAATGAGAGTGTCGCAAAACCAAAAGATAATACCGTGTCAACAGATGAATTTACAGATACTAATAATGTTAATCTATCTGATAATGAAACATTCAAAAATGATGTGACTAGGAATCAGACAAAAACATTTACGGATTATGGAAAATTTTTTGACATGACTAGCAAATTTGATACACTGTCGAGAATGAATGTGATAAATAAAATTGTATATGATTTTAGAGATAGATTCTGTCTTAGTGTTTATTAACAAGGAGGGTATGAATATGGCATTCTGGAATAAATTTCCTTTTACAAATTTTCACGAAATGAATCTTGATTGGTTAATTGCTACCATGAAAGAATTGACGGACGGTTTTAATGTTCTTGACAATAGTGTTAAACAGCAGTTAAAAGACTTTAACACCACAATGACTAACACGCTCACTTCTCAGAATACGAAGATTAACGACTTTATTAATAAGTATGAAGCGAAAGTTAATGATATTCCGAATCAGGTGTTGAAAGACGTTAGAACTGTTATGCATGATTATGAAACTGCTGGCGTTTTTCAAGAAATTATCGAAGATACATATGGAGCAGTCAGTTATCTAAATGACATGCAGAACAAAAAAATTGTACTTCTCGGAGACAGTTTAACAGATGAGAGTAGATCTGTAAGTTGGGTTAAAAGCTTTAAGACCATGCTGACGGGTACAGGCTGTACCGTATTAAGTTATGCTAAGTCCGGAGAAAAAATGGCAGAACAGGCTACAAGATTCGAAGCCTGTACCGTAAAACCAGATATTCTGTGGATATGGTGTGGTATTAATGATGTGAGAGACCAGACAAGTTTATCTGCATTAAATACCGCTCTACATCAGATAAGAACAAAAGTACAGACACTTAATCCAAAATGTCAGGTGTATCTAATGAGTACGTACAAAAATAAGAGAGGTATGCCGTCAGGATGGGTTATTCCGCAAACGGCATATTGGCGTTATATGAGTCAGTACGCTATAATCAACGGATGGACTTTTATTGATGGATTTTCAAGTGCGCCTGTTATTACACCAGAGACATCAATTATGCAGAGTACTTTTTATTCTGAAACCGACAAACAGTATTTACATTACACATCCGCTTACACCGATATTTTAGCAAGGTGGATTTTAAATTGCATGATTAATCAGTCGCCTGTTCCATTAGGAGACTATAAAGAACTTGTTCCATCGGCTAACTTTTCAGCAAAAATCAATGCGACCTCTAAGTTTGTACCTAACAGTGGTGGCACGTTCTGTGAATTCGGAACACATATGGTTCATGTAAGATTAGTGGGTGCTTTCACACCAGGTTCTAATAGTCCGCAGTACACTAAGATTTGCACGTTGCCCGAATTTTGTAGACCAAAACAGACTTTAGGACATGAACTTGCTTTTCGTGGTGGTGGTATTGGTTCTGATGGCGGTCAGTATGTAGTTCCTGTCTATCTTGATACCGATGGAAGTGTTTATTTTTATAACAGGTCATTAACATTAGAAAGTTTTACAAGCGCAACATTGTCATGTGATATCTATATTCAAGATTTAAAAACAGACTGGGAGAGAACAGCTTCCTAAATA